AATATAAGTCAATTAAAAAATTTGTAAATGTGATGATTAAAAAAGGATATAAAAATATAATAGACTTAATTGATGAAAACAAATATAATGAAAAATTATTTGGTAGACATAAAGGTTTTGATTATAAAAAAATATAATCTTCCTATAATGTAGCCAAAGCAAGTTCAAAGCCTTGTTGAAAAATACAGATGATAGGAAAGGAAATGAAAAAAATGAAAAGACAATTACATGAAATTTGGAAAATAAAAGAAGGAAGCAAAACAATTTGGAAAGTACAAGCAGAAAAAGGAATATTAACATTTAATAGAAAACAAGATGCAATAAAATGGGTAGAAAGTTTTAAATAACTTCTTCCTATAATGTAAGCATTGCTAGGTTGCAACTCCTAGATGAGAAATACAGAGCATAGGAAAGGAAATGAAAAAAATGAAAAAAGGGCAGAAATATTTATACAATGTTATTAAAAAAGAATTAAAAGAAAATGAAAACATTTTTGTTACAACGCAAGCAAAATTAAACGATATAAGCAATAAAAATTGGCAACACATGGAAGAATATACTTACGACCAAATTTTTAATAATTTAAGTGGTAATGAAATTGTGAAAAAATATTGGCATGAAGAAGGTCTGTGTATTATATTAAATAAATAAAATGAAAAATACAGATGATAGGAAAGGAATTAAAATGAAAAAAAGAAGATATTTAAAAAAGTGGGTTGAGGTTGTGTTATGTGCAACATTGTTAATATCATTATTTGTATTAGGTGGAGAAAGTGAAACATGCTTTTTTACAAGCAAAATTGTTGCTCTAGGAACGCTTTTAGCAAGTGGGTATATTTTATTTAGATATACTAAAATTGAAGGATAGGAGAATAAATAATATGGAATATAAAATGGATTATATAAGTGATAAAGAAGTTTACAAAGCAGTTATGTGTGCTTGTGCTTTAATGAAACCACCATATAACAAATATTATAGTGACGCAATCGGTATAGCAAGCAGAAAATATGGTGTTGATTATAGTGAGATACAGCATTATGTATCACAAAGAAGTGGAAGGAAAAAAGGGAAAAACACAGGAATAAAATATAAATATTACATAGTGGGATTATTTAATTTTACTGATGGTCATGACTGTGGAACTAATCAATTTATGGAAAAAATTAAAATAGCAAAAGCTAGTAGCAAAGAAAATGCTAATAAAACACTTGAAACTACCTTTAAAGGTTATATTTGCCGAAAAGAATATGGCGAAGGGCATAATTATCAATCAATATTTAATGATATGGAATTTGAAACAAAAAAAGAAGCAGAAGATTACTTAAACCAAAATAAAGAATATATAAATAACTGGTTTTTAAGCAAAGAATATTGGGATTAGAAAGCGAGGTGGAATAAAATGCCAAAATTAAGCAAACTATATTACATAACATCAAAAGGAGAACGAAAGATAAATTGTTACAACGTGCAGATACCTAAAAAGGTAGTCGAACAAACAAACATACAAGAAAACAACATAAAAGTATATGCAAAAGATAATAAAATAATAATAGAGAGGGATTAATATGAAAAAGATATTAGGTTTTATGTTGGGTGTTTTGATTGGATTGTGTATAATGATTCCTATTATTAATTTTAAAAAAGAAAATGATAGGTTAAAAAAAGAAAATGGTGAATTAAAACAAGAAATAATAGATTACAAGTGGCAATTGGAACAAGTTCCTTATATTATAGAATATGGGTGTAATGGACGATGAAAGATAATGTATGCAGAAGGACACCAGAAGAATTATCAAGGGCGTTAAAATCAATGCAAGAATGCAATAAAATAACAGCAAAAAAATTAAGAGAAGAAAGAAAAAAGTATCAAGAACTTTATATTAATTATTTAAAATTAGAAAAGAGGTTAATGAAATGTGGCAATTTATAATAGGTTTGTTTGTGGGTGCAATTTGGTCAACAATGATTATATGTATATTAATGAGTGGTAAAGATGATTAAAATAGTAAATAAAACTGACCTATATTATCAAGAATTAGGTCAGATAATTGACAATATTCAATGGGATAGTCGCGGAAATACTAATTATGTTGGTAAAAAGACACACTTAACAATAAAATACAAAAGGAGACACGTTGAAATAGATATAGAAATTATGAAAAAATGTGTTAAATGGGTGTTTTATTATTAATAATAATCAATTTGTACTTTTCTTTGTTTTGTAGTATAATTTCTTTAGTAAGGGTAGAAAGGATAAGATATGGAATTAACAATTGCATTATGTATTAGTATATTGTCGGCAGTAATGACAGTTGCTAATTTTGTAGTAAATAGAAAAGACAAGGCAGTAAAAGATACTAAAGAAAACCACCAAGAATTAATAGAATATCAGCTAAAAGAATTAAAAGATGATGTTAAAGCTATTTTAAGTAAACTTGATAAGTTCGACAAAGATATTGATGATAGGATAGACAAAGCAATTGATATGCACATAAAAGTTTATCACAAAGGAGAAATTAAATGAGTTTGAAGGAAGATGTTGAAAAGGTGCAAGAGAAAATTGAAGTAATAGAACGACAATTTATTATAATTTTGGTTATTCTTTGTATGTGGTTTATTACTGGTTGTTATTTAGTGTATATTCTTAATGATGTTGGTACTAGTGAAGAAACCATTGATATTCAAGATGTAGAAAATATTGATAATTCACATATTAAAATTGGTGATGAAATATGGGAAAAATCAAATTAACTAGAAAGACTAAATATAGAAAATCTAAAACAACCAAAGATAAAAATGGACATCGACGTTGCAAATCATGTGGTAGGTATATGTAAATGAAATTCTTTGAGTTTACTAAAACTGATTATAATAAAATTGTAGATGAGTGTATGCTAGATGAAGAATATCAAAGGTTGTTGGAATATAAAATAAAAGGTTATAGCATAGCTAAAATGGCACGATTGCTAGGAACTAGTGAGGCTACTATAAGTGTTATGGTTAGCAAATTAAAGAAAAAAATTAAAAGAATTATATAATTTTTTTAAAAGAACTTAATAATTTAGGTTCTTTTTTCTTTGTTACAATTTAAGTGAAAGGAGACGAGTGTAATGATAAATTGTGATAAAAAGCATTTATTATATTGTCTCCTTTTATTTATTTAAAAAGGAGAATAGATATGAAAGATATAGATGAGATGTTTAAAGAAATATTAGAAAAAGAAAATGATGAAAATATTACTCAAGATAATTATTGGATATTGTTAACACTATTTTTAGCACTATTTAATAATAATCTTGAAAAAGAACAACCAATTATAAATATATATTTAGGAGATGAGTAATATGTATGGTAATCCTTATATGCCACAAAGTTTTAATAGGCAAGAGGCGGTTGACAGAATAAATGCACAAATGAATGAACTTGAAAAAATGAAACAACAAATGCAACAGCCGATTCAACCACAACAGCCAACTAATTTAACACAGAACTTTCAACTTACTCCAACGAATAACAATGTTATAAGATATGCTGGTTCAATTGATGAAGTTAATCGAGATATGGTTATAGGCGATACACCTTATTTTAGCAAAGATATGTCAGTAGTATGGATTAAGAATACTAAAGGAGAAATTAAAACATACGAATTAAACGAGATAATTCCAAAAGATGATAAAGATTTACAAATAGAATTTTTGCAATCACAAATTGAAGAATTGAAAGGAATGATTAAAAATGAACGGATTGATACAAATGTTAATACAAAACAAGATGAAACAGTTACCACAACAAATGATGACACAATTGGAGCAGCAGCTAAAAAGAACAAATCCTCAAGCGTATCAAAGGTACCAAGAAGCAAAGAAGAACAACAATCCTAATGATTTATTAAATGATACAATAAACGGTTTTAATCCTAATCAAAGACAAGAGTGGGATAACATGATGAGTATGTTTAATAGCGGTATTAACTCTAAATAGGGTTGATATAAAAATTTTTATTAGAAAGGTGGTGAAATAATGAACGGAAGTGGAATACAGCCTACTGTTGAATTAGCTACTACTAATGGAAACAACGCTTATCCTTATCCTGTATATCCTATGTATGGAAATGGTGGATTTGGTGGTAGCAATGGTTTCTTAGGCTCTGATGGTATATGGGCAATTTTGCTTTTCGCCCTTTTGTTTGGAAACGGCAATTGGGGTAATGGTGGCTTTGGCTTTGGTGGAAACTCTTTTGACAATGGTTACGCATGGTTAAGCAATGGCCAAAAAGAAATTATGCAAAATACCAACACAGGATTTGATACTTTGCATTTGAGTAATCAAATTGAAGGTGTTAGAGATGGCGTTTATGGGTTATCTAACCAAATGTGTAATAGCACTAGTGATATAGTTAGTGCTGTAAATAACGGATTTTCAAACGCTGAAATATCTGCAAATAGCAGACAAATTGCTAATATGAACCAAGCGTTCAATAATCAAATTGCTGATTTACAAGCTTTTAATAGTTTAGGAAGCCAATTAGCAAGTTGCTGTTGCGAAAACAGGTTAGGTATTGCTAATCTAAATTCAACTATCTTAGCTGAAAACTGTGCTGATAGAGCTGCACTTGCTGATAGCCTTAAAGATGTATTAATTAACCAAACTGCTAACACACAAAAAATCTTAGATACATTATGTCAAGACAAGATAGACGCTAAGAATGAAAAGATTTTAGACCTTCAAAGACAATTAGACATGGCTGACTTAAAAGCTAGTCAAATAGCACAAAACGCGTTTATTTCTCAAGGATTTGCTAATGAAGTTGACGCTTTATACAATAGATTAAGCAATTGCCCTGTACCTAGTACACCAGTTTATGGTAGAACCCCTATATTCACTTGCAACAATAATGGTTGCGGTTGTGGATATAATACAACAAGTCAATTTATTTAATAGCATGAGTTGAATACAACTAACTCGATTACGAGAACTTGCTAACATAAGTGCAATTTTTGCACTTATGAAGAATAGGCAAGTCCTATTCTTTTTAATTATGAAAGGAGAGATATAATGATAGAAACAATTATAAATGAACCATTAGTATTACCAAGTAACGCAAGTCCAATACCTTTTGATGAAACTGATATTAGAACTAGGTGTGCTACTTGTAATGGTTGGTTAGATTATTCAAACGGAAATCCTAATTTTAAAATATTTGGAAATGGATATACAGGTTATTATGATGTAGAGTTTAGTGCTTCAGTTAGTACAGCTACTCCTGGTGTGGTTGCTGTTGCTTTATTTCAAGATGGAGTAATTATTCCAGACACGATTAGAAGTGTAACTATTGCAGCCGCAGATGATTATGAAACGATTTCTTTTGATAAAAAAATAAGAGTATGTCCACGTGGAACTACTAATATATCAGTTCAAAGTGTTTCAAGTGTACCAACACCAACTGAACCAACAACACCAATAGCAACTACACAAGCAATTATAACAAACGCTACGTTTAGTATATCTAGGCTTAATAGATAATGAATAATAACAATTTTATAAATAATGGTTCGTTTTTGTTGCAATTATATAGTGTAATGTTATTAATACAAGATTTTAATAATACTGACTTAATGCAAGAACTACAAAATCAAGATAATAATTATCTTAAAAAAATAATTGAACAAAACGAACAAATATTAACTCTTTTAAGAAAGGAGGATAACAATGCACGAAAAGTTAGAAAAGAAAACTGAGGAAAGCATAAATAAAATATTAGAAGAAGGATTAAATACAAATAATTTAGACCATTTGTATAAACTAACAAAAATAAATCATATAGCAAAGGAGGAAGAAAATATGAATAATTATGGAAATTATGGTGGAAGAAGAGCAGGATACGATTCTTATGGTAGAGATGAATATGGACGTGGTAACTATGGAGAATATGGTAGAGACGCTTATGGTAGACGTGGTTATGATATGAAATATCGTGGTGAAGAAGAATTGGATAGAATGCATGGTGAATATGGTAGATACATGGCTTCACGTGAAAGATATGGTGCTGGGGAAGAAACTGACAAGAACTTTCATTACATGGTAAAAGCACTTGAAGATTTTATTATGGTATTAAAAGAAGAGGCTGAAAGTCCACAACAAAAGCAACAATTAATGCAGTCTTTACAAAATAGTATGAGATAATATGTATAAATTTTATAATGCTAATGCTTTAAATAAATATGAAGATGATTGTGTTATCAGGGCAATTTCGTGTGCAACTAATAAATCGTGGGATTATGTATATGACTATTTAAGTGACATAGCACAATATGAAGGCACTTTATTAGATAAGAAGGAATTTGTTAGAAACTATTTAGATAGAACCTATCAAAGGTTATATGATGTAAATGGTACGGTGGGGTATGTTTCTGGACTATTTCCTAATAACACTTTATTAATTACAATGAATGGTCATATTGTATGTTCTAAAAATGGTGTAATATATGACACTTTTGATTGTAGAGATAGAGAAGTAGAAAGTGTTTGGCTTGTAGATTAAGACTGTAAATTTTACAGTCTTTTAATTTTGTGTTATAATTACTTTAGGTGATATTATGAAAATTGCCATTGATAAGAATAGTATTGATATTGTTAAAAAAGATAACAATGAATATATCTATTTGTTTGACAATGAAGATTATAATGATTTATTAAAAACAGGATTACATTGTTTATATTATAAAAAATGTGGTTTTGTAGATGTAAATTTAACTGATTATGATATTAATTGTATTAAGAAAGCAAAAATAACGGATAAAGATTATGATAAATTACCAAACAAAATAAATTATAAATATGCTATTATTGTTCCTAATTGTAATAACAATCATGGTGAATACAAAGGCAAAACATTTTTACAAAATTGTATTGAAAGTATATTAAATCAAACATACAAAGACTTTGAGTTAATAATAGTTGATGATTGTTCTAATGATACAAGTTTAAAAACAATATTAGAATATAAAGAAAAAGATGATAGAATACATTTAATAATTAATAAAAGGAAAAGATATAATGGTGGTAGCAGAAATGTTGGCATTGACTATGCACTAGACAATTTAGACTTTGATTATTTTTGCTTTTTAGATAGTGACGATTGGTGGAAACATGATAAGGTATTAGAGACAATTAATAACCGTTTATATGGGCATGATATGGCACTTATAGGAATGGAATTAGTTGATAAAAACGGTGTATTTATGACTAAATTTCATAAATACGATAATTATAAAGATTTCTTTTTAAGTGATAACAAAGTGTGGTGTACTGCATGGGCTAGAGTAATAAAGAAAAATAAAATAGTT